TTATCAGAAACTTTACCATCATCTAAAATCTTTTTACATTTTTTATAGAATTTTAAATAGTGGTATTTTTCTAACATCTTGTAGATAACTGCTTTTGGTAATCTATTCTTAATACCATATTGTCTAATCTCATCTGGTGACATATCTCTATCAAATGCAGCTCTTCTTTCTGCGTCAACGCCATCACCTATTTTAATAATATCTCTAATACTATCTTCTATCTCATCTAACTTTATATTAATTTTATCTTGTAAGTTTAACACATCATCATTAGTTAAGCCTTCTAATTCTCTGTAATCTATAATATCTCTTTTTAGTTCACCTTTAACTACATCTATTTCTTGTACTTTCTTTTCAAAATCTTTTACATATAAGTTAGGGTCAAAAGTAAACTCCTCTGGTCTCTTAATAAATTTATTATCTTCTATATCAAATACTGCGTCTGCTTTTTTCTCTTGGTCGTTATATGTTTTCATGTCTGTAATAAAATAAAAATTTATAGGGTGTTTTGTACCTGGTATTAATTTACCTTGTATGTTATCTGGATTTTTAGCAGACAAATATTTTTGAGATAATCTTAATCTTTCGTCTTCTCTTTTTTCTACTGGTACATCAAACAATACATTAATGTCTAGGTCTGCGTCATCTCTATATCTTTTTGTTAAGATAGAACCTATGAGACCAATTTTTACGACTGGATATTCTGTTTCAAACTCTTCAATCTGTTTATCTATTAATGATTTTACACTATCTTTAATTTTAGGATTGTTAGTATCAGCTTCATCAAATACACCTTTGGCATATGTTCTTCTTGGTATATCTATTACTGCTTCTAAAAAAGTTTTCATCTTCTTCTTAATCTTCTTTCTGTAGCCATCCATCTTTTTGCTGTGTATGACTTAATTTTGTTACTTAATAATCTTCTAACTGCTTTAGAACATCTGTCCATAATTTTAGTTGTTAATTCTTTTTCATCTTTACTATTATCAATAATTACCATATTACCCATACCAAAAGTATTTTGAAATTTACCAATATTACCTTGTACTATAGCATGTGATTTTCTTGTAATATATTCTGGTACACTTCTTTCTCTTCTTTTATTTCTTTCTAACGCAACTTCTAAACTTGTATTAACAAATATCATGTAACAATCATAACCTAATTGTTGTAGTATTGCTTTTTGATTGGCAATTTTATCATAATCTCTACCAGTACCATCAATGACCATACCTAATCTACCTTTAATAGATAAGTCCATGGTTTTATCAGTTGTGCCTTTTGCTCTTGCTCTTAATATATCTCTAGCCTCTGCCTCGTCTTCAGGCATTTTTAAAGATAAACCATTTTTTCTTAATGCGTTTTCAAATGCACTATCTGAATTAATCTGTCTTAAACCTGTGCCACCAAATGCGTTTCTAGTTACAAATGTTTTACCAGAACCTGGACCACCTGCTAAAAAGAAAGCCTTAAATATATTAGGGTCGTATAAACCCTCTTTCAATTCTTGAAATCTTATGTCGTCAAATTGTTTCATCAATTCCAACCTTTAGGCATTGTAAAGTTTTGCCTACTAAATTCTAATCTATCTACAAGTTTAACTGCACCTGCAACTTTATCAACTGCAACATAACCCTCTGGTGCCGTTACTCTATAACCTTTTGATGTTCTAATAAAATTACCAATACTTTGTATCTGATTCATTTTTTGTAATAATGTATTCTTACAATTGCCTAATGTTATATGACTAGCGATTGCAAAATACAACGCTCTTTTATTTCTATCTATAAATCTTAAACCATCTTTTTGTGCTCTAATAAATCTCTCTTTACCTCTTGGTGTTTTTTTTGCGTCTATCTCTGCCTGTAATATATTATTAAAATAATCTCTAAATTGTTCTTGCATTGTTGCAACTTTACCCATACTACTATTAGAGTTTTTAATAAAGTAATTAAAGTAAGTTTTTAATCTAAAACCTACTGATAACTGGTCGCTTGATGTTTTACTCATTAAGTCTAAAATAGGAGCTGCCTTACTTAAAGAGCCTTCAGCCATTCTTATTTGTGCGTCAAATCTTGACAACTCTGATTTAGAAAACATAACAGCAGTTTCTTTATAAGCCGCACTTGCTAAAAATATATTTCTATTAGATGAACCTCTAACGGTACCAAAACTAGCAGATAATTTATCCATAGTTTTACCAGAATAAGATGTATGAAATACAATACCCATTCTTGCTCTAGCAATTCTTTTACCTAAATCACTATTGATTGGTACTGCATATGTTATAGTATTAGGTGTAAATGAAATCATTTTTTCACCATCTATATTAATGGCTTTTAAATCATCTGTAAATAATAAATCACCTTGAAGTATGCCTTTAATATTTAATCTTGATAGATTAGCCAAACATACTTGTAATTTTTTCGCAACAACACCATCATGGTTTTTACGAATATCGGAAGTAGTATAATTGATTTTAGGAGTTTTATTGAATACTGATTTAGTACCAACGAAAAATTTACCGTTTTCAGGATTGACACCACATATAATCGCTGGCGCACCGTCCCACTTTACGGTCATGTTAACACCACCTGAAGCACCTGCTAACATATCTCTAACAGATTTTAGGAAGTTTATAGCATTATCACCACCTTTTGCACCTCTATTGATGATATCATCTTCTAGGTGTTCTAGGTGTGTATTCTTATCTTGGGTCTGAAACCCTTTAAAACTAAACATTTTTCTCTCTCATTTTGTCCCATTATACTATAATTAAAGAGCCTTGGCAAGCACTTTTCAACAAATTCATTAACAAATATACTATTATTTATATTAGGAAACCTTTATAAAATAAGATGATTGGTCAGTATTTGAAGCTGCATACCTTATCATCTCGGTAACCACTTTATTTCTTTGTTTTGGTGTACCATTATAAAAGGTTTCTAAAAATAACATACACATATATTTTGAGGCTTTAAAGTTATTTGTTTGTGTATTAAATGTTTTTATAAATTCTGGTTTTGGTACTAAAGGATAATCTGCCTTTTGAAAGGTATTCTGTTGATTATAAAACTTAACATATAAATCGTAAATTCTATTTACATCAACATTATTTAATATTGTTCTTTCATTCCAATTATTACTTTTACCACCACCTATGTTTATACCTATGTGTTTCATACAATAAAAATTTACATTACCTCCACCAATTTTACCACCTGCGGCTGAAGCACCTTTTATCTCACCTTGCCATGCACTATCACCACTAAAAGTTCTAAACTGAACCTCTTGGCCACTCATGTACATGTAGATGTCTTGTGATGAAAAGAAATCACCAACTTTACCATATCTAAAACCCTCATAACTAATCATAATATTATTAACTCTTTTTGGTAAATTAAACTCTGTTATTCTTGCACTAGGACCTGTTACTTTTTTCAATGATATGCCTAATAGTCTTGTTTTACCACCTAATTTACCTGCTTTTTCTAATACTTGTTGATTCAATTCTGACCATGTAGAATATTTGTTTGTTAATGGATATTCAGTAGTACCATAAGTTGACAACCATATATCGCCTGGATTCCACTTATCATTACTAAAAGAACCTGGCGCTTGAACATTATCAGACCTTTTATCTGCCCTCATAACTTCAGCTTTTGCCTCATAAATTTTTTGCATAAATTTAGAACCTCTATGAAAGTAAACATTACCACTAACTTTGTTTCTATATGTTTTAACTAACACATTTGCTGTCTTAACAAATACATCATGCCAATCTTCAGGACATTTATCCATTGCGTCATATAAATTCATATCTGCTTGAACATATCTAGCCGCTGTTCCTAATTGTTTTAAAGTAGGCGGACTTTTTAATTCTCTACCTGCTACATTAAAAGCATATGAACAATAATAACATTGTGCTGACTCTGCAATTCTAGTTAAATCGGCACCACCACCAGAACCAGCGGCACCACCTCCAAAATCTTTATCTTTAAAGACTTTTAGTATGGATATTTCTTTTAATTTTTTAGAGGCTAATGTGTCTTTATAAACTAAAATCTTTTTAGTTTTATCATAGGTAACACCATAGACTTTAGGTCCTGTTTGTGTTGCACTTAACACAAATGGTTTCTTATCTTTAATTTTAAATAAGACTATACTATGTCTATCTTTACCAGCGTAATCGCCAGCAGACGCATTTTTATTAAAGTCTTTTGTCTGTAAATATGCCATTAATCTCTCCTAAACTATTTAGGAGAGTTTGGCAACTAGTAATTCCAGAGAAATTTAGGTATGCCACCGTTCTCTTGCCAAGCACGGTGTTTGTTTTGAAAGTTAGCTAATTTTTGTGCGTCTTCTTCAAAGAAGTATTTACCAACAATATTATTAGTTGGTTTTTCTAGTACATGCCAGAGTATTTTCTTACCCTCTTTGGCCATTTCTACTTTATATCTTAATTTTTTATCCAATTTATTAGGTCTTTTATCGCCTTTATGAAATCTGACTTTTTGCTTTTTCTTTACCATATCCAACTTATATAAGAGTAACGAATACCTTTTGTTACTGGTTCAACTTTATGAGGATACATGAAGTTACTAGGAAATATAATAATATCACCTTTAGCTAAATCTATTTTTTCGTCAATTAAAACAAATTCACCACCCTCATAATCATTATTTAAAACTCCTAATACACTCAATATTGGTATGCCTTTTCTTTCGCCATCAAACATTGAATGAATATGGTCTGCATGTAAGGCCATCTTTTTATTTTCTGCATACTTATTAAATCTTACATGAGAATAACCTTGATACTTGTCAAACCAAGGCATTCTTAATTCTTTTACATATCTAAATGCTGTATCATCAACTAATTTATTTAAATGATTTTTTGTTGATACATTACCCCAACTCATAGATAATTCTTGTGAGCCACTTCTAGGTTTATATTCATTTGTATTTGCATTATAAAAAGTATGTTCTTTAAAATCTAATTTACTCATTTCAGAAACGGTCTTATCGCATAAATCATTTGATACAACTGACTTATATAATTTAGAAAATGCTTTAACATCTAGGTGTTTCATAGTTTAAAATCACTAAACTTATTGTAAGCGTCCTCTTTTTCATCAACTTGATTAGCGTCAACTATTTCTTGAGCCTTTTGCTGTACATCATACAATCTCATTTTAGACCTGTCAACACCAACAATAAATGCACGATTTATACTAGGGTCATTGTATCTATTTTTTAATTGTTTAACTTTCATCTGACCTAATGCCTCTAACTCTTCGTTTGATATTAAGGCAAACATAAAGTCAGCAGTTGCTGGAAGACCAAAAGATTCAGAGGTATCTTCAAGACCAATATCAGTTGACACATAACCAGTTCTAGTAGTTTGTGTTGCACTAAAGATTGGTACATTAAACTCTACCGCTAAACCTCTTAGCTCTTCAGCAATTGCTTTGACATAAAAGTAAGATGAAATATTGCCACCTTTAAATCTACTTGAAGCACATATGTTTAAGTAATCAATAAAGATGACATCTGGTCTAAAAGATTTCTTTAGAGCCAATTCGTTCATCAACGATTTAAAATGTCCGCTATGAGCAGACGCCGTTGGATATTCTTTTATAACTAGTTGACCTTGTGTTTTTTCTCTTAACTTACTAATTTTACCCTCATATAATTGTTTAGGCATATCATGTAGGTCTTCCATGGTAACATCTAATAAGTTTGCGTCTATTCTTTCTGCAATTCTTTCCTCTGCCATTTCTAAAGATATATACAATACATTAAGACCTTGAAGTAAATAACTTGAAGCTAAATGACACATGAATAAAGACTTACCAACACCAGTACCAGCAAGAGCAATGTTAAGTGTTTTACTTGGTACACCACCCTTTGTAATTCTATTCATATAATCTAAATCAAATTGATATCTTTTCTCTTTTGTGTGATACCATTTAAATCTATCTTCAGCGTCTTCTATATAATCGTGACCAACTGACTTATCAAATGATACTGCTAATGCGTCTGATAAGATATGTGGTATTGCCTCTGCTGATTGTTTCTTATCTTTACCGTCTAATATTTTTATACCACTTAATACTGCGTTATGTACGGCTCTGTCTTTACAAAACTTTTCTGTTGTTTCAGTAAGCCATTTTTCATCTGACTCTGTATTTTCTATTTGATTTACATAATCTTTTAAATGATTTAGTTCTTCTTCATTAATATCTTTTCTTTGACCAAGTTCAATTAACATGGCGTCTTTTGTAGGAAGATTATTATACTTCTCTACAAATTTAAATATTTCATT